ACCAATTGGTAGAACAACTATTAGATGAACATTTAGACCCAGACAAAGATCAAAAAGATGGGTCAGGTGATGATGACCAAGATGGCGAAGGTAAAAAAGGCAACGGTCCAAGCAGGCTCAGTGAAGAAGAAAAGAAAGCCTTAAAAGATGAAATCCGTGAAGCAGTATTACAAGCTGCCGAAGCTGCAGGTGCTGGTAACTTGCCCAGCGGTGTTAAACGCCTGATTAAAACATTAACCAATCCACAATTAAACTGGCGCGATATCATACGCCAACAGATACAAAGTTTGGTTAAGAATGACTACACTTGGATGCGCCCTAGCCGTAGAGCATGGCACATGGATGCTGTATTTCCAGGCACAGACTTTGCAGAAACCATTGATGTCAGCGTGGCCATTGACGCATCAGGTAGTATGAGTGATGAAATGTTAAAAGATATCCTAAGCGAAATCAAAGGTATCATGCAGGCATTTGATGACTTTAAATTGGCTATTTGGTCGTTTGACACAGAAGTTTATGGTTATAAATTATTCACACCAGACAACATCGACGAGATCGATGCATATGAAGTAGAGGGTGGTGGTGGTACCATGTTTGAATGTAACTGGGAATACATGAAAGACAACGACATAGCACCAAAACTATTCGTCATGTTCACAGATGGTTACCCAGGTGATGGCTGGGGTGATGAGAACTATGCAGACACGCTGTTTGTTATCCACGGTAGTAAAACCATCACTGCACCGTTTGGTATAACCACCTATTACGATCTAGAAAAAGGCAGCAATAGGTAATGCTCAAGCACGGTGAAGTTAACCCCTTAAATGTACATCAGCTAAGGCAATTGACACACTGCCCACCTCATTTTGAGCAGGTGGTTTTTGAATCCTCTGCTGATATAAAATCTATCAGTGATTGGTTATATGAAAATCTCGAAGGACGATTTTACATCGGTCCGATAGATGTAGCACGCACCCCCGGTGGTAAAGTCATCGATCGCAACATGCTGGTAGCATTTGAACTGGGCAGCGAAGCCAGCTATTTTAGCCTTTATCTACCTCAAATAAACTCTTAGAAAAAAATTCCTCTGGCCTGATCTTAAAATAAGTAATTATACGAGATTAGCGCATCAGCATGTAAAGAAATTTAACCATCGGCTGAATCGCAGTTAAATAAAATTGTCCCACAGGAGAGATATTAAATGGCTAAGAAAGATCAACAAGCGCAGGTCGAACAACCAGCAGCAGAACAAACACCAGCACCAGCACCAAGCCTTTCATTACAAGACTTAGTATTGACTGCACAAATCATCCAACTCACTACTCAACGCGGTGCTTTCCGTGCTGAAGAACTAGCTGATGTTGGTGGTTTATACAACAAATTAATCGCATTCTTGCAAGCCAGCGGTGCATTGACACCAGCACCAGCAGCAGATGCAGCAGCACCAACCGGAGATCAATAACATGATTAAGCATGTAGGTAAGCATAACCAACGTAGAGTTGCGATTGTGTATAGAAAAGTTCCAGACGAAAGCCATATGGCATTAGTGGTTTATACTGACTCATTACCAAGTATGGTACATGATGAAGCTATGAAATGTTTAGAAAGCGAAGTAGGTCAGAATGCTAAAGAACTAGCAGATGCACTGTTCCGTACTACCATGGCAGATGGTACTAACTGTCTAACAAGTTTACACAAAGGTGGTTGGTTGAAGAAGGTTCCTACTAATCAAGTTATCGTAACTCCAACTGCAAAAAGCACATGTCGTTTAGATGAATTGAATGATATCTTGGACAAGCTCGAAGCAGGTGGTGAAGCAGCAAAAACATTAGCCGACATGGATGCTAATCGTGGCATCAGAGGATCTAAAGTAACAGAAGGTCGTGAAGTTGGTACTCCAGCATCATTAGCAACTACATCAGCTGACATGTCAGGTGACGTAGCATCGACTGGTGTGTTAAGTGATTCAGATCTAGCTAGCATGAACTTAACTCAAGCAGAGCAAATGGAAGCACAGGCTAAGACATTATTAGCAGAAGCTAAACGCTTAAAAGACGAAGCTAAATCATTAACTCCAGCAAAGGCTAAGAATGTCAGAGCAACCAAAAAAGCCACAGCGTAATAAGAGTAAGAAGATCAATCTAAACGTTAACAAACGTTGGCAAGACATAGTACAAGACGTAGATAAGAAACAGGTCCCTATCAATATCTTACAACAGATCATCGTTAAGTTAGTTGATGGGACCAACATCAGTATAGACGTCAAAAAACTTCTCAAAGAAGGAATGGATCCAGATGAAATAGAAACCATGTTGGATCATAAATTCAATGAGCTTGACGACTATATTGAAAACGTGGATTTTCTAATCGATATCGAAAAAGTGGTAGACACCGTCCAACCAGAAACAGACAAGGTACTAAAGAATCTATGATCTGCAGCATATTAGCCGCAACCAACCTAGGTGGAATAGGTAACAGAGGTACCTTGCCCTGGCCCAAACATCGTCAGGACATGGCATGGTTCAAGGAATGGACTGTGAACAATGTGGTAGTCATGGGACGCCGTACTTGGGATGATCCACTCATGCCCAAACCATTACCAGAACGTATCAACTGTGTGTTTTCAAACACTCTATTAGAATCAGCAGATGCTCGTCGATTGACCGGTGATACCCAAGAGCAAGTAAAACAACTCCAGGCGCAATTTCCCAGCCGAAATGTGTTCATTTGTGGTGGAAAAGAGCTATATGAAGTCACAGAACCATTGGTAGAACGTGTATATCTTACACGCATGAAAGGTGCTTGGTTCACAGACACTCGCATCGAGTTAGAACGCTATCTCAGCTGTTTCCGCATTAAAACTGTACGCCCAGGTACCAACTGTACCTATGAAATATGGGATCGTGTGCTGTTTTAGATTTGACTTATTCCCTATAAGATAGTATAATAACAGTATGAAAACTTATCTCGACGCACTAAAATTTGTTTTGGACAATGGTGAAGAACGCAAGGATCGTACCGGAGTGGGTACCATTGGCGTTTTTGGCATGCAACAACGCTATGATCTGACCCAAGGTTTTCCTGCTGTCACAACCAAAAAGCTAGCATTCAACGCCTGCCTTGGCGAACTGCTTTGGTTCCTAGAAGGATCCAATGATGAACGCAGACTAGCAGAAATCACATATGGCACACGCAATGCAAGTAAAAAAACTATTTGGACTGACAATGCCATGAGCAAATATTGGTTACCAAAGACTCAGTTCATTGGTGATCTAGGTCGTATCTATGGGGTGCAATGGCGAGACTTTTTGGGCAAAGATCAGATCAATGATTTAATCATCAGCATCAAAACTGATCCCTATGGACGCAGACATATATTATCTGCTTGGAATCCAGCAGAGTTAGATCAGATGGCGCTGCCACCATGCCATTGTTTTGCACAGTTTTACGTTAGTGTTGATAATAAGTTGTCATGTCAGATGTATCAGCGCAGTTGCGATATGTTCTTGGGAGTGCCATTTAATATCGCAAGCTACTCACTACTAACACACATAGTAGCCCAAGTGTGTGGCCTTGGGGTAGGCGAGTTTATTCACGTACTAGGCGACGCTCACATATATCTAAATCATGTTGATCAGGTAAAAGAACAACTGAAACGTGAACCATTACCTGCTCCCAAACTTTGGATCAATCCTGACGTAAATTTAATTGAACGTTTTACCATGGAGGATTTTAGATTAGATGGTTATGACTCGCACGCAAGCATTAAAGCACCAATGGCAGTCTAAAGACAAAAATACTCATAGAGTGCGTTTCTTCTTTGAAGCCATGCACTATGATGACGTTTCAAAGAAACACCCACATGAAATATTTTGGATGGTTGCTGACAAGTTTAAAACGACAGCACAGGCTCAGTGGGTAGAAGAAAACGGTGTAGAATTAAAATGGATGGAAGATGATAACATAACCAGCTGGCACAAAGTAGGCATCATCTACGGTGATTTAACCGAATCGCAGTATGTAGATTATAGTCTTAGGTTCTTTAGACATAGAGAGGAATGGAAATGATTGAATACGAACAACAAGATCTCGACAAGGCCAGAGAAATCGTCAATTTGGGATTTTTAATGGACATCAACAAACGAACATTAAGTACAGAAGAAGACGCTGTTGACGTGGCTAAAAAATATTATCAACTGAGATTGTGGACATTTGATCCTAAGACAGGAACACACCTATGAAAGTTTATATCAGCAAGTACAGAGATCATTGGCTAAGCCCTTATAAGATCTGTGAAAAGATCTGTTGGTGGCGTGAGATTGACTATGATGAACCTTGGGTTAAGCGTGTGAATGCTGTATTAGAACCTGTCATGTATCTATGGCAATCGTTCCTAGACACAGTCCATCCACCTATCAACTATGTTAAGATTGACAATTACGACACATGGAGCATGGACTCAACTCTAACTCCTATCATCTTGCCCATGTTGAAGCAACTTAAAGAAACCAAGCACGGTGCGCCATTCACAGAAGATGCGGATGTACCAGAACGCTTACGTAGCACTACTCCTGCAGCACAACGGGCTAAAAAAGAATCATGGGACACAGATGGTAATCATTTCAAGCGTTGGGATTGGATCCTAGACGAAATGATCTGGGCTTTTGAACAGCTGGCTGATGATGAGTGGGAGGCACAGTTCCACACAGGCACTAGTGATATCGTATGGGTGCCTAGCAAAGAACTTGATGCTAAGGGTAAACCTGTAACCTATGAAATGAAAAAAGGTCCTAAAGATACACGCAAGTGGGATAAGAAAGGTTATATGAAACACAGTGCTCGCATTGACAACGGCACACGATTGTTTGGTAAATATTTCCGAGCACTCTGGGACTAACATGGAAGTCGCAGAAGCTGAACGATTAATAGTTGAATCATGTGATCATCATATTGCTGCGCATGACGAACTACTAGGTATCATGTCTGGTATGAAAGGTAATGCTAAATTTGATCTTGTTAAAAAGAACATAAAGGCACAACGCAAGCATTTTATCGCGATGAAGAAAATATTTGAAGAATGAGAGTGCTAGTTCACAGTATTGAAATGGGTGATGTAGAGGATCCTGAGGTCTATGCCGCGGACCCTATTATCAAGTTCGAGAAAACTGAACAAGGGCTATGGCTAAAAGAACATAGTTATGAACAGATGGAATTTATCATCAGGCCAAATTCAGGCACATATGGATTTATAATATATTTGTTTGCTTGGTTGAGAGATAAAGATTTAACTTACTATACATTAAAATGGGGGGAAGTAGAAGATGAGTTATGATATATTAAAAGCCGCATTAGAAAAAAAGAAAGCTGCAAATGCACCAGTTAAGAAAGGTAGCAAGGTTGATAATAAAAGCCCTGGTGTACATTCACAAGTGACCTCAAACAAACCTGCTAAAAAGTCAGCTGGTAGAGGTAGATAATGAAAGTATTAGTGATGGGATTATCTGGTGCTGGTAAAAGTGCCTTTGCTGAACGACTGTTTCTCGAAGTGGTTAAGAATAATCTGGCTGAGTGGTTGAATGCCGATGAAGTGCGCACCGAAACCAACGACTGGGACTTCACTGAAGAAGGACGACTACGACAGGCTAAACGCATGACTGTGCTGGCTAATCGACATGTTGAAGAAGACTACATAGCGATCTGTGATTTCATCTGTCCTAAACGCGAATACAGAGAAATCCTCAATGCTGACATCACAGTGTGGTTAGATACAGTTGAGTCTAGTGACTATGCTGATACAGATAAACTATTCGAAGCACCCACAGAAGGTGAATACACTTTCCGCATTACCAGCAAAGATGATATCGAAAAAACTGTCGCTACGGTAGCAGATTTGGTTGAGATCCTAGCTGAGGCGTAGAATGGCAACACACGTATTTGGACAATACAATATAACCTACATTCATATCTCTAAATGTAGTGGCACTAGTATCAGGGCGTGGTTAGAGTCTGCCATGGGTCATAGCCAGATATTATTTTTAGAAGCCGATCAGACTATCGAGTCAATGAGAGCCAGCTTTGATGTCAAATGGGCTTTCGCTGTAGTTCGCAATCCATGGGATCGATTAGTTAGTATGTATACATACATGATGGGTATATATCAACGAGGAGAGTCCGATCACACTGTGGAAGATTTTCGTAATTTATTAATCAGAGCTGATGGATCTTATAACAGTTTTTTGGAATTTTTACAAGTGTTTAGTAACATGCCATATTCTCCATCAATTATTACTGCACGTAGCCCAATGAGCGATTATCTTAGAGGTGGAGTTGATCTTGTGATAAGATACGAAAATCTAAATGCAGAATTTGCACCATTGCAAAAAATGTTTAACTGTTATACTCCGCTTCCTAGATTAAGAAGCAGTGTGCATAACAACTACTCATCATATTATGATACCCAAACTAAAGATCTGGTAGCAAAACTATTTACTGAAGACATAGATACTTGGGAATATACATTCTAATGGCTTTACATATTGTCGGTCAACATAACGTAACATTTATACATATACAAAAGACCGCAGGGTTTAGTATTAAAACTTGGCTGATAGCTGCAATGGGTAACAGTCAAGCAATAGAAGAAACAGGGTCGCCTACCATTACATATATGAAGGAAAATTACAACGTACAGTGGTCTTTTGCAGTAGTTCGCAATCCATGGGATCTTTGGGTTAGTGCATATTTTCATACTAAAAAGCAACTTGAAACAAATAAATCAGATGATATATTATACTCAGAAGGTTTAGACGAATGTTTTCTATCCATGCGAAATTCTCAACAACAAATGATTAGTTTCGAAGAATTTCTGATGATTGTTGATGCTGATTCAAAAAAAGAAATAATGGTCGATGCTCGCATATCTAATTCAATGAGCGATTATCTTAGAGGTGGAGTTGATCTAGTATTGAGATTTGAGAATCTCAATAAAGAGTTTAGTGCTGTTCAAGAAAAGTTCAACTCAAACATACCGTTACCGTATCTTAACTCATCAATACACGCTAACTATCAGTCTTATTATACACCAACTACTAAAAATCTAATCTATAAGCTATTTAAAGAAGACATAGATAGATGGGGGTATACATTTTGACCAAAATAGTATTATGTACAGGTGGATTTGATCCACTCCATGTTGGGCATATTGATTATTTTAATGCTGCCAAATTACTTGGTGATATCCTAATAGTAGGAGTCAACAGTGATGCTTGGTTGATTCGTAAAAAAGGATATGCGTTTATGCCCAGTACAGATCGAATCACTATTATACAAAGTCTGTGTATGGTTGATAATTGTTTGTTATTTAACGATGATGATGATACTGCTATAGAAGCAATTAGGAATGTTCAAATGCTGTATCCAACTAGTCAAATTATATTTGCCAACGGTGGAGATCGTACTGCTGCCAACATACCAGAAATGAATATAAAAGGTGTAGTGTTTAAGTTTGGTGTAGGTGGCACCAACAAACGAAACTCAAGTAGTAAATTATTGTCTGTTTGGGCCAATCATTGATTTACTGATAAAATTATTTGTACCCAGACCTTATCAGATCTGTTATATCCCGAATGGGGTTTAACCCCATCAATTACATACATATTCAATGATTTAATTACTTTATTATCATTTATTATAGAAACATTATCTTCTGGTACAAAGATACCTAATAATATTCTATAAATTCTACCACGTAATAAATCTTCTGGATGTGTATGTTCTGGGATAACAGAGTTTGGCCCATTAACTATCATCACAACATCTAATACATTACGCATAGTATTGATATAATCTACGATAGGTTGAAACTTGGCTTTTAATATAGGATCAGTAACAGCATCATGCTCAGGATATAGATTTACATAATATAAATCAACATCTTCGGCATCACGTAGATTGCATAGATTGTTTTTAATCTCTAACCAATTATCAATTTGATTATTAAAACAACTCCTCGCAGTATCTTGTAGACCAGATAACAAACTATAATCAATGTATGATTCTAACTGCATGTTATTCCCAAACGTATGGATCTTTCTTAGGAACAGCAAAGTTTAGATAAGTTTGTATTTTCTCAAGATCATCTGCTGATTTAACAGCACATAGTTCGTTGGCGAAATGTAGTTCTACTCCTAGCTTAACTGCTAGTTCTAATAGTTCAGTTCTTCTATCTGGATCATCAGGCAATGAGTACATACTACACAACACGATACCATCTGGTTTCTCTTTGATATAGAATTCTAGTCCAGGACACCAATCCATGTGTTCGTTTTCAAACTCATAAGAGTTATAGCTGATCTTATTTTTTTGGCAGTATGGGTCAATGATAGCACGTTGCATCGGTAATGGGATATTTTTACTGTATATAGTGTTCCATCCAGCATAGGTAATAAATGATTTGCCTGTATAATCCATAGTCTTAGAAACTTCATAGTCACCTGGTAATCGCATAAACCCTCCTGGTAATCGTCGACCCCACTCTTCACCTTCGATTAGAATACGCATGTCCATACTTACACGAGTGTATCCTTCGTCATTGTTAACATTACCGTGGATGTGTTCTTGGAAGAACAAATGACTCTGCCCAGGACTTAACGTAACTGGCCAAGCGTGTTTTAGACTTTCATCCTCGAATTTTTGTAAATCCCATTTCTCTGCTAGTACACGACGAGTAAGTTCTTGACTGATATCTAGATCTAACATCCACATTGTATTAGTACCCTTAGCTTCGGTGAATGGAGTCCATAAAGTTCTACATCCGCGCCCATTACCGACAAAGATTCCTTGATGGAAAGCTAGCCTACGACCGACTTTAGCTTGATTAGGAATAACAACTCTTAGTGTTCCTTGACGTTGTATTAGATATCGTTTATTTTCTATTCGTTGCGGAACAATATCAGCAGCAAATTCATCAAATCTTTCCATGAAGTCTACTCTACTACATGCATTTTGAACATGCTGGCTTACCTTAACAATTTCGCTAGGGGTTAATACTTCGTGCATTGTTTCAAGTTCTTTAACCTGCGGTACTACTTCTTGAATAACGCTTAATGCCCATGCCGGCCAATTATATTTTTCTAGGTCGTAGTTTACAACCTTATTGTCCCAGTGTTCTTGTAATGGAGTTAAATTCGCCACATGTATCCTCTTAAAATATTATTTACGTATTTACGTTTAGTTAGTGAGCTCATTGAGCATTCTTGATTTGCAAAAAGAAACGTGGCCAATAATACATTTCAGTAAAATCATATATCATGTCTTTGAAATTTCTATATGGATTAGGTACTGCTTCTATAAACATCTTAAGTTTAAGCCCTGTTGACTTGCGTGGAATATATGGCTCAATTAGTTCATTTAGTTCTATAGCTAGATTATTAGCCTGTATAAAATTCGTTATATCACCATCGTCGTCCTTCTCCCAATATACAGGATATTCTTCATTCCAATCATTGTATACTGTGTACCCGTATTTGCTAAAGTCTTTTTCTATACCAGATAACCATTGGTAAGGGGTGGTGTTATCATTTGGTTTCAATACAAGAGGAGAATAAGAAAAGTCATTAATATATCTATGTCCTTCTTTGACGTACCACTCAGCACTTTCACGAGCACTTCTTTTCATATCGTATGGTAGTCCAATAATAACACTAGATGCTATGGTAATATCTTCACCCCATTTTTCGTCCTTTAACCAGCGTAAAATATTAAGTTTCTTTGTGATTTTGCCACCCTTACCAATCAATGCAGCAGTCTTATCATTCCAAGCATCAATGCCCCAATAACTATCTTTGATACCAATATCCTTTAGTATGTCTGCCTGCTCCGGAAAACGCCCTATTAAATCAATTCTTAAAAAAGCCCAAAAGTTTGGCTTAAATGGCAGACTCTGTATAACTTCTCTGATAGCTAACAGCTTATCTGTGGAATCGTTAAAGGTTTCGTCAATGATACTATAACTAGTAATACCCCATTTTTCATAGTTGGTCATTAATTCTTTGTATATAGTTTCTTGGGTCTTTAAATGATTCTTAGTCTGTTGACCGAGTATAGGATAACTGCAAAATGCACAATTAAAAATACAACCGCGGCCGAACTCGAACAATAAAAATTCATCTTTGTGTATGTTATCTGTTTCTACATATTCTGTAACTGAAGTCTTAAAGTCAAATTCTCCATCTCGAGCAGTACGATCATAGTCAACTACCTTATTAAAAATTCTTTTTGGACCTCGTTTAGATATGCTGTTCATATATTCAACTAACTTGTTCTCGCTAAATCCAATAAACACATTATCGACATATGGATCATCTATGTAATCGTAGGCAGTGAAACCTCCAACTAAAAACTTAATCTTTGGATTCTTTTGTTTGACATAGTTTACATATGGTTCAGTAGAATTTCTACTAAAATTATAACTCAGGCTTTCAAAGTACCACGGATGCTTTGTATGATCATATCCCATTGTGTGATCATATTCTTCTCCTGCCTGTTTCAATATTGTATGCTTTCTAGCTAGCATAGCATTAGTAGAAACTCCCACGGCATAGGTATCTTCACCTATAGCAATATCCAAAATCTCTGTATATCTTTGCCAATTTATTGTTGCAGAATAAGAAACAACTAAAACTGTGTATCCTTGTTTACGAAGTTCGCTGGCCATACGATAAGGACCGAAAGATCTTGAACGTGCTGCAAATGAAGGATTATCACAAAATAATATAAAATTATAAGTCATTAATTACTCCGCTAACTTGACAAGAAACAAAATTAGACGTACTACCGTTAGCTGCCCAATGAAATTCTTCACTGTTAAAACACCAAGTATCACCCGCTTTCCACTTAGTAAGGATCTCAGTTCCTATCTGCACTAATTGTCCTAACTCCCAATCTCTAAGCATTATTAGATACCTAACACACTTTGATACCTCTACATCATACGTTTGACGTAGTGTATAAAAATTATCTTGATGTACAGGTATTACTTGATTTGGCTCAAGTGATAACCAAGATATTGCTCCATGATCTATATTAAAAATTTTGTAAAACTTATTACAACTTGCAGGTAGATCATTATTAAAAGTCTGTAGTAACTCTGCATTTTCGTTGCTAAAGTTTTTATGAAAATATTCTCGCTGATTTGTTTTTACTTTATTGTTGAAAGTAAAGTTTTCTAAATCATCAGCCCAGAAGTTTTCTAGGCGACTGTGATATCTTATCATGAGAAGTAATCTTCCAAATGTCCTTTGCGGCGAAGATCTAATGTTGCACAGTGTAATCCACCACTTAGCGTACGAGCATGACGCATATTAATAGGTATTACATTAAATTTATATTGCTCTAATACCTTAATAAGATTAGTTTGCTCTACCCCTACTACTATAGTTTGAGGATCAACACTAAGGATGTTCATACCAATATAAGGACTGCATGGACTAACTGATCCAGGCCCTTCAGTAGGAACAGGAGTAAGGTTAACATCTTCAAACCAGATCTTATCCCATTTCTCAAATATCTTAGGACAGTTCTCAGGAGTAACACGTGTGCTGTTCAATAATACTAAACCTGCACGTAATGGAATAATTGTGCTGTCAAAGTGTCCGTAACTATAAATGTGTTCTGCTGGATGTATACGATAACCACGAGGTTCTAATACATTCTTAAGCCATTGTAATCCCCAATGATTGCCTGTATTGCTAATTTGAAATAGTATGTCCTTTCCTAATCGTACACAATTAGGTGCATCAAATACAGGTTCTAAGTTAGTCAGACTAGGATTGCGATCAATGTTTTCAAACTGATAACTTTCATCAGGTAATATTGGTTTAGGTGCCGCTATCCACTCTACTCCATCCTTAACAGCATCTAACATGATATCATGATATGCACGATTTTCAAAATATCTAGCACGACAGCTACTAGGAGTTTCAATCATTAGATTATCTAACGGTAGTAATAGATCGCGTGGACACCAAGTATACCAGCCAGTGGTCTTCCACTCCGGCGTACTAAACTCTACACTATGATCAATAGGTTTAGGACGATGTACTTTAATACCTAACCCACTTAGTGTATCTGCAAGCACTTGTAGATCTTCATTGGCTTCATCAATTAACCACTTAGGATATGGACCTTCTAATGGTTTAATTAGTTCCATAGGATGATTAGTGTAGCTCATGCTCATAGTACTTCTATCTACTGTAGGAACTCTGGCATGATCTGCTATACCTACAATAATCTCTTCTAATGGGTCCCAGTGATTATGCGTTGATATTTTCATTACATTTCCTTATTATGTGGCTGAATCCTTTTTTATTAAACCATTTATTCATATCATTATCTGTTATGTTATACTTAGATTGAATTTCATTTAATTTAATTTGATTCTCTTTGCCTATTTTTAAAAACTGTTGATAATTATGTTCTATGTCTAATTTTATATTGTCTACATTATCTTTATATGTTGATAAAAACTGTTTGGTATTTTCAACCACGCAGTTTAATCTAACATTCTCATCATCGATCATTAGATAATCTGGATGCAACAAGTATTCATTGAACAGTTTAAATCCTAAAGATCTAATATGATTAGCCATATCTGGATTTGCTGCTAAGATAAAAGGATGTCTTTGCACAAATACTCTTAATGTCTTTTCAGTAACAAACCTTGAGTCTAGTTGATCGTCTGTAGGTTGTCCTTCTGAAACAACACTAAACAATGTGCGATCATATACACTAGGATCTATCCAAGCAGGATCACTAAACCAATCATTGTCATAGTCATACCCTTCTAGTCCATATCGTTTATTATTCTCATATAGATCATCTATGCCTCTTGCATGATCCATTAACACCTCATATTCGCTATCAGAATATTCTTTTAGGTAATCCCTACACCAAACAGCATGCTCATCAATCCAAGGTTTAAAGAAACTATATACCGATTGCTTTAACATACCAGCACGATAATATTTTTCAAATAGTCCAATACGATTTGGACGATTAGGAACACCTCCTAAAAATAAAAACTTATCAGCTAATGTATTCCAAACACCTAATTGATTCAATCTATTAATATAACTATTATACGTGATATGTATGTTATAGTCAAATCCAGATATAACTTCAATAGATGTATCAGCAGTATCAACCATGCCTGGTAATAATATTAACTGTACACCCAATTCATTACATTTGCTTTGTATTTGATCTAACAGCAGTTTATCTCTATTTTTATAGTATAAGAACCCATCTGCTAGTAGCAGTCCAATGATAGTATTTGCACCCTTTGAGATTGCTTGATATATATCTTTAAGAATTACCTGAAGTTTCTGATCATCAGGTACAAAGAATGTTTCAAAGTTAACGAGAGCTGTTTGGTAAATCATGTTCTGTTAAATGTAGATACTTGTGAAAACTTAATCTATTAGTATCTGTTCCTCTGTTGTATTCTATCCACTCTATGCCGCCAATACCAAATAAGACTGTATTACTGACTTGCACACCTAATATCTCGCAGTATTTTAATTGTTGTTGTTTATATTTGTTAACAGTATAATCTGGCCCAAACTCTGATATACAATGAAGTCCTAGAGCAGCACCAATTCTATTAACATATCCATTTTTATTACAGACAAATAAACTATCATCATCATCGTCTTTGGTTAATCTCATGCCTATCCTAGCATGGGCCACTGGGAACTGTTTAGACAGACTAAATGTAATATCAGTAATGCAGGTATAACTAAAATTAAAATGAATGTTAGAGCATATACCAAAGTATGCACAGTCTACTAGCACAGGAATGTTTAGCTGTTCACAAGCAGACAATACTTGTTTCATTGAAGCATGTTCATTACCTGTATCACTGAATGGCAAACTTATCACAACAGCATCATTGGCATCAAGCCCTGCATCTTCTAAAAACTTCCAATCAGGCCAACTGTTTCTCCAAGCTAGCTGATGATACATATATTCACCTTTGAAACACCGGAATCGTCTAGTATGATTCTTCATATAAAACTTATCAAATGCTTCAGTTGTACCATTGCTGTAGCTGGCAACCCCAAACGCTTCTAAGTTTGTGAATGTATTGTTAGTTGAGGATTTAATCCAAGATAGATATGTCTGACAGAAAATACCAGCATCCTTAGATAACTTATCAGCAATCGTAAATGTGTTTAATAAGTTTAGGGTGTTGGGATCTTGACACGCGGCACTGTTACCAAATGGTAAATGTCTTTTGTCTAAGTTTGTTTGTGTTGTAATTTTTGTTTCCACACTTCAATAGTCTTATCTAGTCCGTCATTTAAATTAACTTTAGGTTCCCAACCCAAAGTTTTAGTAATTAAATCATTGGTGCTGTTTAACCAATATATCTCACCCTGACGTTTGGGTTTCTTATGCCAATTAATTGTGCCTGTCCACCCTAGTTTGTTAGCTATTAGATTAGCATAATCTCTTATCTTTATAGGATCATTGGGACCGATGGTAAAAATCTTACCCTGTACCTTGTCTGGATTATTAATTACAGCTAACCATGCGTCTATTAGATCATCAATATAGATAAAGTTGCGATAAGGTTCGGCATAGCCTAAGTTTACCTCATTAGGATCATTCAACATCTGCCAGATGATTTGTTCTGTAACAAAGAACTCATTATCTTTACGACCATAGCAGTTAGTTTGCCTTAATGCACTGAAAGGAAAGTTACAGGTACGGTGCATGTATTCTAAATACTTTTCAACTCCGTATTTGGCAACAGAATACGGAGCATTAGGGTTAGGAGGGGTGTTCTCATCAAACGCTACAAAGTTAGATGGTATATTGTGTTTCTCTACTTCATCACTGATAGGTTGCCAACCATATACTTCCATTGTGCTAGCAAATACAAAGTTTTTAAAGTTAGGAATTTTAGCTGCTGTTTCTATTAGATTAACACTACCGACATAGTTAATTTCACTAAATGTTAGTTGTTCATAAAAGCTCTTTTCAACTTCTGTACGTGCGGCCAAATGTACTATAATGTCAGGAGCATAGCCTAATACTTCTTTCTCCACAGCAGCATGATCAAGCAAGTCGCTGGCTAAATGATGTAGCTCATGGTCCTTTTCAAGTAATGGACTTAGATGCTGTCCAATAAACCCTGAACTTCCTGTCATTAAAATCTTCATATTAATCCTTTTGTATACTAATAATTATCTAAACCTACTAGTCCTAGATAGTATTATGATAATTATCTATATGCTGCCTTTGGAATTTTACACAAAAAACAAGGATATCACTTGGGAGTTAGATCCCGTCCCAAGTGATCTAACCACTGACTTAGAAAAGGCCAGTTGGATCCTAAACACATCTAATTTTGGATGGTTAGAACTAGACATCGATATAGATGTTGATGCGTGGAAAAAGGAGGCAGTTGCGGCTATTCCTTATTATGTTCCACATAGAGAATATGATAATGCTGGGTGGAATAGTTGTTGCATACACGGAATATCTACAGATAAAACGGGTGCTTGGGTAAACTATGGTTATACCAACGAACCCGATGTTCCGTATGCGTGGACTGAATTAGCAGAGCATACTCCTGCAATCAAAGACTTTTGGCAAAATACATTTCCTAGCGATATGTATCGTAGAATACGTTTTATGGAACTACAAGCTAATAGCGCAATAACTCCGCACAGTGACATGCCCGGCAAACTTCCTGGTGAAGATAACTTTGATGCTTTAGAGTTTGGAGTACCAGTCAACATTGCCGTGATACATCCTAAAGATTGCCACATGATATTAGAAGGATATGGTGTTGTTCCTTTTGAAGAAGGCAAAGCATACATCATTAACATAAGACATCAGCACAGTGTTATAAACTTCAGTGATCAAAATAGGATTCATGTGATTGGACACAGTTTTGGTTACGGTACGAAGAAAGAACAATTTGCAGAGTTAGTTGCGAGAAGTTATCATAAACAATATGCCAACAGAACTTAGAGTAACAGATTGTAAAATAGTATTTTGCTGTGTTGACGACACCGACACATATAATTCTACATGGATTAAAGGTTTAATAAAGAATCAAGCAGACTATACTATCAGTAACATATATCAAAAAGGGTATAGTGTACTGCAAGGTAAAGACGAAGATAAACTATTAATAGCCGCAGTGTCGCGAGGTTATAAACATGCTGTGGTATTCTCGCCTGGTACAGAGTTTGTTAATGGATTTGATTTTTTTAATGAAATTGAATTACTAGCTACAAAAGACTACTTCCTTGCTGGTCATGTGTTAGATAGAAAGACAGGGTACTACGAACTACATCATCAATGCTATCTAATTAATCTAGAGTATTATCAAAAATTAGATTGCCCTATGATAGGTAAACAGCAACTAGGGTTTAGACACACGCAACTAATTCCCAATCGTAGTGATGAAACCTGGCATGATGACTACACACCAAAATTTGTATGGCAGGGTAAAGAGTCTGAAGAATATGAACATAGATGTCATGGCTGGAACATATTAAGTTTAGCATTTAGTTATGACTACAAGGTATTGGTGTTTGATGAGCTTATAAGAAATAGTAAGCGTCACTACTATCCAGAAAGTCATCAAGACTTCCTAAAACAAATACAGTGGGCATATCACAGACAAACTTATTGTGTACAAGAGTTTATACATACGTCTAGTAATGAACGAGCAAACTTTATGCCTAGTATACCTTTTAGGCAAGTAGTAACACCTGCTAGTGGCATATGGTATGATGAGTACATTGACACTGTTAATCCAGTAACAGTTATATTCTATGACTATAATCAGAAAGCATTAGACTATTGGCAAGAACATGCACCTAAGCGTGACAATGTAACTTACAAATTTGTACAGTGTGACCTTTTATCTAGACAAGATTTTATACAGGCTATTGATACATCAGTTAGCAACACTCTAATTAATCTATCAAACATCTTTAATTATGAAGCAACAACATTCTTTTATAGTTTAGAATATAGAATACATTTAGAAAATCAACTGCTAGATAAAATTAGATCAGTGATGCCTAATGTGTGGATTAATTTCTCAGCTAGAGCTGCTACAGGATATATCAACAGCGAGTCTTACGGTAAAGCAATTGATATTACAAACACTCTCTTAGCAAAGATAAAGAAACTAAGCTGGCATACTACAGACTAGTTTCACCCTTCCATCCTGCAATAGTTTTTAAAAAGAATTCTTTACTAACTTCCGGACTAACTTTATCTTTGTAGTTCAGAATGTATTCGTATAGTGTTGGATTTAATAACGCTAGGCTCTCGTTACGTATATCATCTAACCCTTGTGTAAAATTAATAAAATGATGGAATAGGTTTTCACCAGGCGAATTCAAATATGCTAACATCTCAGGATCTTTGATCTTTGAGCAAACTAAATTTTTGTAATCATCAGGAGTATTTCTAACACTCATCCAGTTTGGTCCTTGAACCATTTGAAATGTTTTAATGAAAGAGGGAAAATTATGTGAAACAAAAGCGGTCAATTCATCAACATGATTGATGGTATAGATACTAACGGCGCTATGTACTTGTATTTTTGTAGTGCCTGCTGGTCGCTGATCAGCTAATTGTTTATAAAATTCCATTTGCTGACTAATTGCTGTAAAGTTTGAACTTCCGCGTACATAATCATTTAATTTGCCGTAGGCATCAACACTAATAGATAGATCAAGATAGCGACAATCAGTCAATGCCTTCAACAATGTATCTTTGGGTGGCACCATCCCGTTAGTATGCAGATTAATCTTTATCTTATCTAGTCTATTCTGCTGATCAACTTTCCTAAAAAACCTCTCAAGGTTACTACTAATAGTGGGTTCGCCACCTAACAGCTCAACATCATCAAGTTCACTCAGATCTAGATCCTTATAGATATGATTTTCAAGATACTTTGTAGGACTAAGTGTAATACCATATAGTTTTTGTTCATCATTCCATATTAAATGACTGTGTACACTACTACAACTACGACATTTAATGTTACACACATTATCCAAAAATAGTTCTAATTTAGTCAATGATAGTCTGGTCTTATATCCGATAGTGGTCAACTGATGTTGACGCATAGATGTTATTCCGATATCTTCCTCTTCATAACATGTTTCACATCCATCAACACGATCACCCCTTAACATACGAGCTCGCATATCAGTCATGAATTCACCATTACGTGTTTCGTATATAGGAACATGGCGTTTAGTAAACGGTTTCATATTTTGAAATTGACAGCAAGGCAACGCAGTATCGAATGCCTGTAGGCTTGAACTCATAAAAGGTCTTGGACAATAAGTTTTACTAGGTTCTTTTGGTATCATAGATATTCTGTAATTTGTAATACGATTCTTGCTTCATGGCCGATATTTGCCGCACCGTGCAAATCGTTGGCATTTTCATAACTATATACATCACCTGCTTGATAATTTGTCATAACTTGGTCTTTATACATAAACACATGTCCCAGCATCCAATCTAACAACGGAATCCAATAACGTGTGCATGGTCTTTCAAATGTATGCGGATCGCTGTGCATAGGAGTAAACTGTCCTGGATACATTTTAGTAATCCACCAATGTATCTCTCCTGTAGTAAATGGAGGAACAATATTAAATGTTAAATTACTCTTTTCGTATAACCAAAAATGCACATCATCTAATTTGTATCCTGCTGCGGATGCTTTGGCATATTCTTGTAGTTCGTGTTCACTACTAGCAGGCCAATCTCTCGGGCGAGCATATCCAGGACTAGAAAGGATTTCTTCAATCCAACTAACCTGTATCCACGATTTAAAATTTCCATGATAATTCATATTATTCAATCCAGTGATCTAGTTGTGAATCATTTTCAAATCTAAAACATATTACTTGTCTTAATGTTGGATTTGGATTATGTATACAATGCGGTACCTTGACACGCATAATGATTGGTTTGATTAAATGATACTGGGATATTTCTTTACATACCCTAGGGTCAGCACCGCTTTCGTTTCCGTAATACGGAACCCAAGGGTCCTTGCTAGTATCGACTATCTCAAAGAAATGTGTATAGGTATTACTACAGTCTTTCAACGGGAAGTTAATAGAATACTGCGGCTCAAATCCATTTAAATTAAAATCACCGACATTAATAAACTTATGATCTTGATGTATGCGAGGGCATCTAGGATCATTGACATCAGTAATCTTTATGTCATTCTGTGGAGTTCTTATTACAAACATTTCGTTTGGGATTATTCCCCATTGTTTCCACCATTTGAAGTGATCTTTAAACTCTGGTAAGAATTCAACCTCAGATCTATGCCAGCGTTGAAAGTCATCTTGATCTGCTATACGATTCTGATCGGTCCATTTTAATAAGAACTCTACTTGCTGTTCCCAACCAGGTAGATCTAAATACTTCCATAGCTCAGTCATTTACCAGATTTCCCGAAACATAATCATCTATACAATGTTTAATTTTTTCAAATAGCTGAATGTTAATTTTGCTGTCTGGAATATGATTAGGATATTCGTAGTAAAAATCATATCCAGGAAAATTCTCAACCATGGTTAATATTGATGGTCTGATTTCCATTCCCTGTGTAAATCTAATAGGATACCCATCAAAACCCCATAAGTGAATAAATTTGATGTTTGAAATACCTTTTAGAATCACTGTATCAAAATAATGTATAGATGATACATACTCTAGATAACTCTTCTCTTCATCAAATAGATATGCGTAATAAGATAATGCCGCGTCCCATACTTCATCATATCGTCCATATGAAAATTCAACTCTCTTTGATCTATCTTTAGTTTTATCAAACTCTAGTACATCGCTAGCTTTCAAATGCCTAACCTTTCTATGATATAATCTATGTGGTTGTGTCCAACAGAACACACAAACATTAGGTAGGTTGTCTTTTTGTGCTAAGAACTGATTAACAATTAGATCCCATTGGCTTCCACCACCATACCCTAGATTAACAACTTCAGCACCATAGTGATCTCGTAATAACTCAATATATGTCTTATACTTGTTATCTACCTTAACTGAAGTTAAATCACTACAGAAACTATCGCCATAAAATCCTATACGCATTAGTATGACTCCAAATGAGCTATACCTAGTTTTTCTCTAAATTGTTCAGTAAACTTCCCATCAATACGTAAGCTGTAGCTTTGTTCTTTGATCTGATCACCGCCATGCCAGTCTTGATCATTCCACCATGCGGCGTGTGTATTAATATAAACTTTATTTTTAGCAGACGGATCCCATATATAAAATCCCTTCTTAGTATTAGAACGTATGTGTATAAACTCGTTACGATGTGGGGTATATCCTGCGTCATCTAATATACCGTTTTTAGCATCTAAATCTCTATGTTCAAATGGCATACCGTCTGCTTCGCAATGAAAGAATATGACCCTTCCTATGTCTTTAAATATCGTATCAACCATGCTTTCGACCCACTTGACTACGTTAGGAAAATATTCTGCTTCAGGCGTTAGTTTACGTGCGGCAGTCCTGTCATCCCACGATCCTTCTTCCCATAAGTAATAATAAATGTACGGATCGTATGCGCCCATGGCCATTTTTAGATAGCGTGTAAATAGATTACGACTAGAAAAATCTTTAGCGTTTAGCCACAAATCCCACCCACCTATCCTAATAGGATCATCTTCAGGTAATGCTTGGAATTCTTCTATAGCTTTATATATTGGTTTCCAATTCCATATATAACTTCCACATGTCTGATCAAATCCAGGTTTCATCCAAGTGCCTTCTTTAGCATACTCACGTGCTAACGCGAACCCACGTAAAATTTCTGGTTGCAGGTCCTGGAATTTATCCATATCGATATATGGTGTTAGATCAATATAAGGTTGTTTGTTGATGCCTTTAATCATATGTTTTACTATGTCTTAAATTAGTGTATAATTATATATATGCAGTACGATTACTATTACAATAATGTACCTGGTGCGGGGTTATGCCGTAACAATCTTATTTACACCAGTTTGATAAGCCAAGATAAAAAAGTCTTTGTGCAGTGGTACCATAACGACACTGAATATCACCGTAGGCAGAATCAAATCATTGATCCGGACCTTATGGAAGAAAAATGGGCCAGAGAAGTACGTTATTTAACCCATATGAATCGATATGATCCAGACATGATCCCAGAAATTTTAGATATAGATACCGTAAATAAAAAGATATATTTGTCTATAGATGGTGTTGATTTTTGGCAACGGAGCTTAGACGGAGCTTGCGAGTATGATCAAATAGTACCAGATTGGCAAGACCAGATGTTGGCCATTATACAAAAACATAAAAGACTGGGACTTTACAAATACAGTATGCACCCTAGCAGTTATTTTATTGTGGGCGGAAAACTTAAAAGTATCAACTACTTTTTTACCTACAGTATCGACGAACCTGCTATCACTGTTAATAGTTTCTTAAGTCATGTCAGTGAAAACCGACGCATAGAATTAAAACGTTGTTCTGATCAGTTAGGTATTGATTGGGCTACCACTACATCACTATCAAAGATACAACAACTCTGCTGGGAAACATTTCGAAAAGATTATCCCAACACATTCATTGATCAGGCCTTGAAGATATATGTATAAAGTTATCGAATGGCATCCTAATTTAGATCTAATAGAATTCTACTCAGAAGCTGGGCGTAGAGGATTTGTCAACAATCTCAGTCAGAAGACCATGGTTGATTGCTTTCGCAATGAACGTGAATTTAAAGTATGGATCTTATATGAAAACGATCGTGCTGTAGGTAGTGTTGCGGCACACACATTTGACGAAGTTGTTCCAAATAGCTATCGTGTATTAACTCGAGTTTGTACATTTGCTGAGGCTCGACCAAGTAAAGGATTAATTACAGCTAGTAGATTAATAGCAGAACATCAGAATCTCACAGATCAATTTTTATTACCTGCATGTATAGCATGGACAGGTACAGAAAACTTATATTCAACATCAACTGCAAACAGCGTAGCTAGTCAACGTCTTGTTCACAACATCTACTTTCCTACGCTAGCTAAGAAAGGTCTGGTGGAATGTGTAGGCGATATACATTATCGTTACACTGATCAGACTCTTTGGAAGATCAACGGACAAGCGTTCTTAGATGATTTAGAACGTTATCCTAGATGGATCTAAATTAGGATTGGATCTTTTAAGCTGTGCAAGTACATATGGAGTCAACTTCCAAGTAAATTCAATTTGTCTAATTACTGGATGACTGGTCCAAAATATAATAGTATCAATTATATCATTATAGGATATGGTATAATCGCTAGTAAATGCCAAAGTGTCGTTAGGATCTACTGAGGTATTTTCAATAAAACTTAAATCTAAATGTAGTATCGGAATACTATTAGGATCAATACTAATCAATCTACATGTTTCTGCTAGTTCTTGCTTGTCTTTAACATAATCAGTAGGGATAAGTTCTGGGTAAAATCTACTTACGCTACCCATAACAATCATCATATCAACTTTGTCTTTAAGAGCATTAACTAACTTAGTCTGCTGTTGGTTTCTATAGGCATTGTTAATAAACAATTCACATCCTGTAGCTTCTTCTATTATACGATCAAAATCTTTGTCTATATCATAGCCATTGCTGCGACTCATACCAACTATTTCTCTACAACTTACTTCAGTAAACTTATCAAAAATAGCTCGACCAAGACCTTGAGTATGTCCTGTTATGATTATTTTTTTATTCATCTATTGGGTTCTCCGTTAGCATAAAATGATATTACACTAACTCTAGGATTTGATAGCCAGAAGTCTATGGTGCGTAATACTAGCTCAGTATCGTTATATGATTGCCCGGAAAGTTTTAATAGCAATATATTAGGTTGGTTAAGTTCTATTAGACGTTGTTCTAATTGCTGTTTGTCTGCGGTATATTTAGGCAGGGCCACATCAGGGTAATCTGTTACGACTGATCCGCAGACGATCATTTTATCCACTCTATTATACAATTGATTTAATAGCTCAATTTGTATACCATCGGCATAGGCATTATTGATAAACAGATCACAGCCTTGCGCTTGATCTACAATCTGACCTAGACCAATGGTTCTATTAAATCCCACTACGGTCCAACCTAGGCCATTAAAGTGATTGTATATATGTTTACCTAGACCCGATGTATGGCCTGTGATTACACATTTCATTGTGAATCCTTACTGAGATTGTAGACTACTAAGCACTGCTCTAATAGACTATTAAGTGTTGGATTGGTTTTTGCCATATGGCGCATAAGTTTATATTTTTCTATATCTTGATTTAATTGTTCTTGTTCAATGATGGCCTGCGACTTGCTATGTAGTGTACGGGCTGTTTCACCAAACTTACGTACATAGATTGTTTCACCTGAGTCAGGGCTTTCAAATATTATTTGATCCATGTTATATTAGGTACCTTAAACAAACACTTAAATAGTTATATTAGTAGTTTATTTATAGAGAGCTTTTAATAGAATGTTTGCTTTTGAACAGCTTAAATCCATACACGTAGAAATTACCAATCTTTGTCAGGCAAGTTGCCCTATGTGCGCCCGTAACTACCATGGCGGTAAAGATAATCCTCTCTTGATAAAAAGTTCCTGGACCTTAGATGAATTTAAAACTATATTCAATCAAGATGTACTTGATACGATCAATCACGTATACTTCTGTGGTAATTTTGGTGATCCTATACTTAATAATGATCTAATACCAATGTGTCAATATCTCAATGATCAGAAGTCTACTCTTACCGTACACATACATACCAATGGTGGTGCTAGAAAAACCGATTGGTGGCAAAAACTAGCACAGGTATTGCCTAAGAATCATTGTGTGCTGTTTGGCATAGATGGGTTAGAAGATACGCATCATTTGTATCGTGTAGGAACTACATACAATAATGTTATTGCTAATGCCAAGGCATTCATTGACGCAGGCGGTATTGCTGAATGGGTATTTATTAAATTTAAACACAATGAACATCAAGAACAGGAAGCTAGAAACAGAGCCGTTAAACTTGGATTTAAAACATTTATGTTAAAGAACAGCTCTAGATTTTTAGGTGAGCCAAAGTATCGTGTATTAGACAAAGCCGGTGAAGTAACACATTATTTAGAACCGCCTAGCGATAATGTAATTAGGTTTATTAGCAAGGATATGATTAAAGATTATCGAAATACTATATTACCATTGACTGTTAAATGTCATGTATTAGATCTTAAAGAAATCTATATCGATGCACATAAAAATATATTTCCTTGCTGTTTCATCGCTAGCATGCCATATACTGAATATGATTCAGATAATATAACTTTAGATATTAGGTCTGAGATAAAGAATCAATCTGATAGTTTAATATCTGATCTAGGGGGCTTAGATAATTTAGATGCAGTAACTAAAGGAATTAAGAATGTTGTTAATTCTACGCAATGGCAAACTGTTTGGCAACCTTATTGGGATCAAAAAAAACTATTGATATGTGCTAGGACCTGTGGAGTTAAAGACGATATGTCTAAACCTAAAGATCAATTTTTAAAACGCGACCAACTTAAGAATAATCAATTTGAAAATCATCTGTAGTAATACGGTTAAGTTCTTCTACATATACCTCTGACAGATTAAAAGACACAGTTTCACCTATAAAATTAAACTTATCGAGTGCACCTTGTTTATTTTTTTGATTTAACCAAGGGCTGATGATATTGTCAAATTTAAATCTATAATCAGTCTGGAAATGCGACGGTGTGATAGTTATTGATATTCTATCGTCGACCCTACCGCGGACTAATAAATGACGCACAACCAATTGTAGTCGATCAATTGATCCAAGATTAATGGCTGAATGTATGATGCTAGCATCCATATCATACCACTGTCCGTCGGCTGTAACTGAATGCATGGTTCTAGAATTAACCTCAATCAAAAAAGAATTAGTACCTGAAAGATTTAAATGCCAACGGTCATCTATGTCTGCGTGAGCCAAATAAGTTTCACCTGGCGCTAATTTGATTATACGTGCTTCACCTTTGTTTTCTGGTAAGGATTCATATAATTCTTCCCATATGGTATTGCGGAATTCTGACTTAAGGTGCCAAGTATCATAAAAGAAATCCCCACTAGACTCATTTAGACTATAGCGTGATTCGACAGCAGGTAGATTATCTAAGGCTTGCTGTATTTGTTGCAATGATACTGCATAATTGGTTTTAACTAACATAGAAATATTTATATGCTACTATTATTGTGTAAATATAATTAAATGAACGACTATCACACACTAATGCAAAATATCGACGGAGTAGATATTCCGTTTTCATCAGATTGGACCAAAATCTCTGTAAGTATCAGTGGCGGCGCCGATAGTGCTCTGCTGGCTTATTTGTTATGTCAACTCGTCACTCAAAAAGATTTTGAATTGCACGTAATTAGTCATACTCGCATGTGGAAAACACGCCCTTGGCAAGGCCATGACAGTTTGAATGTTTATCACTATTTGGTCAAGCATTTTCCTAATATCAAATTTAAACGCCACACTAACTTTATTGCCCCAGAACTTGAACACGGTAATATTGGTGCTAGCCTAACTGACGAATATGGTAAACAAGTCAGCGGCGATAATATAGAACAACGAGCATTTGCTGAATATATATGTCACCACTATGATATTGATGCTTATTATAATGCAGTTACCCGTAATCCAAAAGATGTAGACTTTGCTGGTATGCCTAGTAGAGATATCGACCCGAATAAAGATAACGAGCATCTAGCGGTCATGGAACATATGAATAGACTCGCGTGCCACCCTTTGCGTTTTGTGATGAAAGACTGGGTGATAAAACAATATCGCAGATTAAACATTTTAGATCTACTTAAACTTACTAGAAGTTGTGAAGGTGAGTTTTTACATATAACCTATAAAAATTATATTCCTGGGCAAAGTGTACCTCTTTGCAATGAATGTTTTTGGTGCAAAGAAAGGTCATGGGCTATTGAACATTCAAAGTAAAACATTCTGCTTACATCCTTTTACAGGATTAGCCACTAGAGAAGACGGTGCTATCAAAGCCTGCTGTCGTAGCCATCCGATCGGCTTCATCGATAAAGATAATTTAGAAACTATCTGGAACAACGATGCTATTAAACGTATGCGTCAGCAAGTTTTAAATAATGAACGACCACCAGAATGCGAACCTTGTTTTGCATTAGAGGATCAGGGTGTAGAAAGTCTGCGCCAACGACATATAGCTGGCAAGATTCCAGAAGCACGCATTAACTTATATCCTAATGCATTAGATAGTTTAGGTAAAGATTATTCAATGCCATTTGAAATAGCCACAATGGAATTAAAATTAAATAATCTATGTAATCTTAAATGTCGCATGTGTCATCCTGCCGACAGTACCAGTTGGAATGATTGGAATCAGATTGAAGAGTTTTATGCCAAAGAAGATAATATCATATACAAATTAGTGAAAGATTTAAATTTAAAAGAAATTCCATTCTTAGATAAATTCCAAGACAACCCAATTTGGTGGAATAGTTTAGAAAAGCTATTACCTTACTTCCGTCGTGTAGAATTTGCAGGTGGCGAACCACTCATGGATCCACAGCATTATCGTATATTAGACATGTTAAAACCCTACGGTAAGAATATAGAAATTAAGTATGCTACCAATGGCACCACATTGGGAATAAAAGGAGGACGCACAGTCCATGACTATTGGCCACATTTTAAATCAGTTGCCGTTAACGTCTCTCTTGACGGCATTGGTGATGTTTATGAGTACATACGCGGTAACAGTGAGTGGAACAAAGTTGTTGAAAATATTAAAGAAATCCAAACGATACCTAACGTCAGACGAGTAGTCGGAGCAGTCACAGTACAAGTTAGTAACATATTACAATTAGATAAGATTATTGAATATTTTTTAAATGATCTTGGCATCATATTTCATACACATCGAGTAAGTTATCCAAAATTACTTTCGGCACAGGTATTACCTAAAGAATTAAAAAGTTTGGCCATCAAAAGATTATTGAATGCTAAAGACCGTATAAAGAAATATAAGATGGTACAGTTACACCCTGAATTGTTTGATTACACTATTGCACAGATTGATGACAATATCAATTATCTAATGTTTAAAGATCAAAGCGAGAAATGGGTTGACTGCGTAGAGTTTAATCATAGATTAGATGCCAGCAGAAAACAATCTAAATTTGAAGAAATAACTCCGGAGTTTGCGGCCTATGTACAAGGTAAGTAGTCGCTGGTCGCACCAAGATTCTATTAAAATAGAATGGAACATTGGTAAACGTTGTAATTATGACTGTAGCTATTGCCCCAACAGCATACATGATAATTCTAGTCCACACGCAGATATAGAATTACTCAAATCAACTGTAGATAAAATAATTGCGTTAAATAAACCCGTCAGATTAAGTTTTACCGGTGGCGAACCTTGTGTACATCCTAAGTTTAAAGAATTGATTGATTATTGTAAGCATGTTGGCATTAAATGGATCAATGTAACTACCAATGGTACACTACCAATTAAATTCTATACTAGCTTATCCATTGATCACCTAATCTTTAGTCTACACTTTGAACATGATTATCTACGTGTTATGGACACCATTGAACACGTTAGTCAAGAAGCGGTATATCAGGTAATGGTACACGTAATTGCACATCATGACTATATGTCTCCCGTCAAACAAGTGGTACAAGAGTTAATACAATATGATATCGCTCATGCAGTACGTAGAATAAGATGGACTGAGAATGATCATAATATATTTGATGACCTTAGATACAACGGTGATGATCTTTCTTGGCTATTAAAATATAATGCTACTGTGCAGCCTAATTGTGTCATCGACGAAGATAGAGACCAAATATATCATTCTAACGACATTATTAAACTACACAAGAATCAATTTAAAGATTGGTCGTGCAATGCCGGAATAGAAAGTCTTATGATCAATTGGGACGGTGAAGTCCATCGTGCTACTTGTAGAGTAGGCGGTAGTTTAGGTAATATCTACACAGATACATTTAATCAACCAATGGAGCCTATTAAGTGTACACGAGACTGGTGTACTTGCAGTGCAGATATACCGTTAACTAAGATAAAGACTTTGTAACATGAGTGTCCGGACTACATGAACAAAGATTTCTCGGGCAAGATAAAACTTTTAATTCTATATTATCAGGGAATGAATCCTGGAATATATTAAATAGTATATCAATTATTTCTTCGAGGCAGCTACCTTTAATACTACCATCAGATCCAATAACAATAGTATCAAATCCAACACGGCAGTTCCAACCTTTAAAGTTATTCCACTTATTAACTATGATACTTTGTGATTGTGCTAATTGTATACTAGAGTCATCAAACATCACTATACTGTCATACAACCTAAGAGTGTCTAATCGTTTTAACAACCAATCACTGCTAGGTAATCTTTTTATGGTGTCGCCCAGATAGACTAATTGCTCATTGGTGTAAGTATCCATTCCTATACCAGGAATATCAACTATTGGTTTTGCTTCAACGAACCAAGGCTGTGAACTAGTAAGCATGGTATTGATTAGATTTACACACTTATCCCATGCTCTGTTATCCATAACGCAGAACCCAGTGACTTTTACACCCAATTCAAATAGTCTATCTGCAACAGCATTATAATGATCGATATCTACAAACTCATGATGGCAACTTAATACAACATCATCAAAGTACTGACTATTTTCTTCCCACCAACGCAGAGTGCGTGATCCATTTGATACTAATATAATAGTAACATCGTGCGATTCTTTTAATTCTTTGCAGAACTGTTCTAAGTGTGGCCAAAGTGTTGGTTCACCCCCACCAGAGATAGTCAATTGAAATTTAGTTTTATTATACTTGTTAGTATAAAAATCAAACATCTTTCTGAAATTAACAACAACTGTATCAATATTCTTAGGATATCTAAACTTACCCTCATGCGACCCAGGGAAGCAATATGAGCAATCATAATTGCAGATGTCGGTGGGGAAGAATCTAACTTGTAGCAAGTCTGTAGAGTTTGTTGATATTATTTTAATTGGAATCATAATTCTCTTAGCTCTGGAAAAGTTTCAACAAAACTATTGGATCTTATGCTATCTAAATTTTCTATATACTCTTTAAATGCTAGTAGCTCATCAGATTGATCTTTAGCATCCATAAAATCTAATATCGCCTGCCATCGAGGCCACCCGTATGGATTATTCTTCCAGAAATCTTCGTCTTGTCTATAATTTTCATGCAACCAATTAGAAAACTCAGCAAAAATTTTATGTACTTGAATCTTATCAGCAGCTGGCAAGCATCGAATACTTAAGAATGTTGGAATATATAAAAGATGCATGTTAAGTATGCCACCGCCTGCCTGTACTCCATCGGTGATATTACCAAAATTAATCTTTTTAAAGTTCTGAGTGATCTTCCATTTAGCTAATTCTGGTAAATGTTTGATGTTAAGTATCTGGATAGCTGTAGCAATACTAACTTCTATATTGTCCGGAGTATTATCTAATTTGTGCAAATTAGTAACAATAGTATTCCAATCACTAGGATATCTGATATAATGATTGCGCTCATCTACGGCATCAATACTAAACCCCACTTTAACTTTCTTAAACTGTTTCCATAATTCAATAGTTTCGTCGTCTATTAATAAGCCATTGGTATTGTATCTAATCAGTATCTTATCGGCATATCCTTGACGTATGATTTCTTCAAGAAACCATCGATGTTCACGTATCATCAATGGTTCACCGCCAGCAAAGTAAACTTGTTTTAAGTTAGGGATCTGAGCATACATTTCTTTCCAAAAATCCGGATTCTCGTGCCACTTGTTATTAAACCCTTGCTTATCCCAAGTCAGTTGGCTTATCAGATTCTGATGAGTTAGCAGAGGAAATATCTTTTTATGATCACCAATCCATTGGCTTGAATCATGGGGACTACACATCACACACTTTAAATTACATGTATGCCCTAATCTAAGATCTAAATAAATTAACTCTTCTGGAATAGTACCGTCTTCTTGTGTTTGTTTAACTAATTCTTCTATATCAATACCATCTTCTACCCAGGTGCCTGTTTCCCATATGCGTTTACTAGAAATACCTTGACCTTCTTCATTAAAACATTTAGTACAGCTCACCGGAATGTTACCTTCTAACATAGTATTACGTACTGAACGCATATATTCATTATTCCAGGCACTCATTGGAGTTTCACGCCCAAAATTTGCTGGGCGACCCGATTCGTTTTTAACCAGGCCTATTTCGTGATCCGTCCCAGCACCACTACTGTTACTATTGCAACATAGTCGCATGTCACCATTGGGGCGTGTAGCAAAATGTATCCAAGGAAGGACACAAAACGTATCAGAATTAGTCAATGATTTTATTTTATGTTGCCACTGACCAATTTTATTGGTATCTGGTTGTATCCAATATTTTTTCAAGCAGGACAGTCCTTAAGAATATCAAAGATATTGTTACCTAATTGTTGTTCAACTAGATGTCTAGTCTCAGGATTTTCATAAATTGATAATAATAATTTGTACAACACTATATTCTGTTGTTGTATAACCATAAACTTTTCAAGATAAAATTCGTCTACCATTTTGTTTACCATAAGTTAAAAATATATTTTGGAACTAATCCACAATTAGTTCCTGCATGCCAAGCCTTTCTTGAGTCCCACTGATAACTAGACCCTTGTGTTTGATTATAAAGACATTCATTGTCAACAATAAAAATATGTCCAAATTCTGGAGCACCTATGTGACAATGGAATCTAACATAGTCCGGTTCTGTTGCTAGTTGTTCTTCATTATCTTGTACGTCCCAATGCATCGGTGCAAAATGCCCAGGATGTATGCGACTTATCCATGCAGTGTGTACTTTAGGAATTAGCTCTTTAAGATTAAATTCATTGATGAATTGATCAACAATGTCCGCATCAAAATTCTGTCCAGGGTAGAACATGTCCCATCCTACAGTGCCTCCTTGTGCTACTGTTTTGTATTCAGCATTGTTCCAGAGATTAACTACTTCCTTTAATCCGGGAATTGGATCTCCCTCCTTATGCTTGGGTCCAATCTCAGCAGGTGCTTGTGATTCTAAATCTCTAATCACAGTTGTCCAATCAATTTTGCTGTTTCCTAGATATTTAATCATTTACGTCGAGCACCTAAAAAATGAAATAGATAATATGGTCTTACTCCGCAATTAGTACCAGCATGATAATTTTTGTATGAACTCCACTTGTGTACTGTGTGTTGCTCTACATTGTAAAAACATTCTTGATCTAAAATAAGGACGTGTCCAAATTGTGGTCTATCTATAAAACAAACATAACGAATTAACTCGTCACCTACAGCTATCCATTCTTCTTCTTTGTCCTCTACGTCCCAATGATACGGAACATTACATCCAGGAAATACTTCACTAACAAATACACGTCTAGGATCAGCATTAACCAGATCAGAAAATTGTTCTTGTACCTTAATGTCAAAATGTTGTCCTGGATAATAGTCCCACCATTCAATATTTTTTAGATCATAATCAGCATCATTCCAAGTTTTAATAACCTGTTGGTATGATTTTAATAACGGACTGTCATCTATTGCTGATGACCTATCTACAACCGATGTTACCGTGTTATGATCTCCTGACTTAGGTACTATGGCAGACAGTATAGTATCCCATTCAATTAATCCTTTTGTTGTTAATGACATTATTTTTTGTATCCTAAAAATTAGGATGACCTCCATCTACTAATATTTTGTCTATTATAGCAAACCAATTGATATCTGATGCAGTATTGCAGACGTATATGCTATCAACATCAGTTATAACATTAGTCATTAAAAATCTCTTTATAAATATATTCCATAGACTCATCTCCCCACATTACATGATTCTTCAATGACCCTTTAAACATGAGTTCTAAGTTGTATCTATTATTTACAGGACCACCTGTTTCATCTAATCTGAACTGAGCTGTGCTGTGTATAATAGCATCCATGTATTTTGCTTCTATAAATGGATCACTCACAGGGACACATCCATACCAATCAATCGCTCGCATTTGTCCGTATTCATCAATATAATGACAATGCGGATATATTGTTAATTTGTATGTTTTCTCTTTGTATAGATCAATAATTATATTTTTAATTTGTTTACGCCAATCATCACAGTATGTATCTAACGCTCTACCTGAATATATAACCTCATTACAACTTTCTTTATACCACTTGAAGTATAATCGTTTTAATTTATAGTCAATATCAATAATTTCTGATGCATATGGTTTATCTTTAAATTTTAATATATTTTTAACTTCTTCATTAAAAAAGAAATCAGCGACCTCTTGGGTATATAACGGCCTGGCTTCGTTCATGCGTTGATATCTATTTTGCCAATCAAAATTTGCACAAAATATTGTACCTTCTGGATTGATTAGTGGCTCATAAGTTTGCTGTGCCATACAGCGCATAACTCCATCATTATCAAACTTTAGATAAGGTATCCAAAGATCTATATTCATGATTTAACCTTGGGGCTATCCCCAAAGAAACAACTGCTAATCCATTTAGTACCTTGTGTAATCTTCTTACCTTCGTGTATGGTATCCCAATTGGTTGCTTCATCATAACATTGTTTAAAATAAAGTAGTCCCCCACGCTTAGGTGTAACGGTCACTCCTAATTTAGGAAAATATGTTTCACCACCTTCGAAATCGTCATTGAACCAAAAGATTGCTGTGCCAACACGATCTCCTCCTAATTTATAATAATTGATTTTTTTAGGATCGTACGGATAGTCGTGATGTAGATCTAAATATTGTCCAGTTTGATAATTATAAACATCGATGGCTTCTATATGACTGTAAGGAAGTTTAAGAGTATTATGTATCATATCGGCGATATAGTCTACATGACGAGGTAACATGCCTTTACTGATACCACGATTTTCTACTAGGCTAGTTACCTGTCCATATGCTTGTTCTGCGCTGACATATCCTGCATTTGGATTCATGCGATCTTGGCTGTAATACTTAATTATCTCATCACAAAATGCTAAAGGTATTACATCTTCATAAACAACAACACGCGGTGTATCGTGTAGTATATGTGTAGGAGTACTAGTATCAATATATTCATTGGTGCCATTTGCTGATGCAATTACTCTGATGTTAACAGCCTGTTCTTCAACACGGTCAAACTCAACTCGTTGAAACTCTATTAGATATCTGGCATCGATGATATCTATAGCTTTTGCTAAAATTGATTCCCCAGAATCAGTTAAAACAAACCCATAGCCTTTGCTATCATTGTACCATTTTACTATGCCATTTTCACTCATGCTTTTTTCCTATAATCATATATCTTGTATACAACGGTAAAGCCAATTCGCCTGCGCAAAAAACATCCAATTGGCTTTGTTCGACAAACTGATCTAAATCCCGTGCCAATCGGATGTGTTCATCGATGGCATAGTTATTACTCTGGGCTACGATTATGCTGTTCTGGCTCTGTTTTGCCAACCAACGATCATATTGCTCCTGTGATATATGTTCGCAACTGGTGTTGATGATCACGTCATAATCACTAGCGATATCACACATATTTGCTAGTAAAGCTGTGAATTTACCCTGAATTTCCTCACCTTTGTTCATCATATTTGCAGTATCCTGAACATGATGATCTATATCAATACTACGAATTTTTATAACAGGTAATCCACTTTGGAACAGCATACTGGCCAACACACCGACCCACCCACCATGGATATCTATTGTAACATCTTTAGTAATATACGGACGTAGATTTTCTATCAACCATTCTTTGCTTTTGATCTGTCCTGCCCAAAATGCATCTAAAACTCGTTGTGGATCATCGCTGGTACGTATGGCCTGCATCCAATAGTGTAGATGTTCGGTATCTATTTGCATTTTGGTATTTTACTATCTGCTGAACTAACGCATGTAGGTGTTGTACATACCTGTGATTCTTTAAACAATTCAAATCCTTCTGTTAGTGTGCCTAGTGGAACATCATGACAACTATAGCCACGTTTAACTTCGTTACCTCTTATTATAACACTTTGATACCCACTATTGCAAGTCCAATCTTTGAACTTATTAAATCCGAAACTATTAAAACGTTCTGCTTGATCTATGTGATAATCGTTAGTCCCATCATTGAGTTTTATTTGTAATACCTCTTCTCCATTGGCATGTTGGGGGAATCCTTGTTGCATCTTATCTATCATGTCAGCATCATATCCGATCACTATGTAGCTAGCAGTCGGGTCACTTTGTGGTTTGAGTGTTACATTGATGCCTCGATCAGCAAAACGTAAGCATCGTTCATAGGTTTCCCAGAATACGTCAGGAACCATGACTTGATTAATAGTTACAAACACCCCTCGATCCATAAGCATCAATATCTTATCGCCGAATTCTTGCTCATCAGCAAACTCTGCATGATAACTTGCTGTAAGACTTTTACGCTGTATATAAGTCGTAATTGCTAACCATTTATTCCACCACTCAACTCCTGGACTTAAATTAGTAGTCATATGCAGGCTTTGATACTTACTATAACCAAGATTAAGGCAAGATGTTAACTCTGATAGATGTTTATAAGCCGTCGGCTCACCCCCACTAAAACTCCAGTGGAATCGTTCAAATCCGTTGTCTGATGCCTGCTTTTTAATTTTAAAAATAGCGTCTTTATAGACTGTTAGATCTTGATAATCAAGCTGATCCGTGCGGGCGTAAGGCCAACAATAACTGCATTTATAGTTACAAAATCGGCCAAGTATCCAGCTGACGTTAAAGAGATCAGACTCTAACATCGATCGCTGACCAAAACGGATTATATTATTCCATGGTATATCTGACATATATGTTATTTAATTAACAGCGAGACTTGATAAATATTAGTATGAGTAAAGAAAACCTAATAGAAAAAATAAACTCTTGGACTCTCGAGTCTGCGCAAAATGCATTGAAATATATGCCATTTGATTCATTCCGATCACATTTCATTGATATATTTAAATATGCCGACGGCGGCGTGTATGTTTACCATAGTTATATTGCTAAATTTTTTACAGATACCGGAACGATCGAAACAGCATTAGCACAAGTTCCGCAGTATCAAGATATATATAATCCAATAGTACCTCGAACTATAGACAATGATTTTACGTTATTGAATCAATTATATACTCGTGCCCAATCAAGCGACAATGTACGACTAGCATTAGTAAACGAAATATCATTGGTAGATGGATATGAATACCGATCATACACAGCACCCGACAATCAATTGGGAGTTCCGTTGTTAGTTGAAGAATTATCTGCTGGTAATCTATTAACTGATGACTATATAAAAGCATATATCGATGATATCGCTTGGTTTTTACAACAAATAAACAGTATTAATCCATCAGATAAATTTCCAGATACTATCACATTAGACAATCGATTAAAAAACGACTTTGGGTATTATTATTATGATATAGGTGGATTTGCAAATACCTACCATGTTTTTTATAATAATCAAATTTCATATCTAAGAACTAAAATATTAGGAAATTTATCCGGATCTCAATTGCTAAATGTTCATGTAAATAATCCACAAGAAATTATTGAATATGCGGAGGGTCTATGGACACTATAGAATCGTTAAAAGGTACTGTGACACTTTGGAAAGATGATTACAAAATGTTAAGATATGACATAAACATGTTAGGTGATGTTTCTGGATTCATCGGTGAATTTTTATTAAAGGATTTCAATTACTACACAAAAGCAACATTAGAATGGAACGGACAAACATATACCGTTCAAAAACCTGCATAGTACTGTTCAATTTTATTCACAGCAGAATTCTTAGTTTTTGTATTACGTATCAATTGTTGTTGATTGTGTTCTAATATATCTCTCATTGATTCAAACCAAGATAGTTTATCCTCGATCGCAGAAATTTTTCTAATAGAAGAAATTATAGCATCCATCCTTTCAAATGTTGGTAACGTATCATATGTTTCGTCGATAAACCCATCAAATGTTTTATAGCCCATATCTCGCAACTTAACTAAACTACCGCGATTGCCTAATATAATAAAAGGGTGCATACAAGCGATAGGTTTAAATGTCTTTTCACTAATGAATATCGATCCATCGTTGTCCCCGAATGACGCTTCTGATACCACCGAGAACCAACTGTCTAGACACACATCATCTCTGATCCTATTAATATAATATCCATCAGGTTCTTCGTTGTTATTCTTGCCATAGATCAATGCTGGTAAAGATTTATTGGCTTTTTGTACTAAAGATTCATCTAATACCCTAGTATCTAAAAATGTATCTCGCTGTGTAAATTTATTCATGCTGATTAATGTACTATCATTGAGATTATTGTCTACCAATTGAGTGTAAAACCAAGCTCGATGAGATCGCAGTCTTTTATTAAGACAGCTAAAAAGTTTAATATTAGATAAATTAGTTTTCTTGAATGAGAGATTTTTGTCAAAGTTTGTATTTAATTTCATTGAGCTGGCGATTATTTCTACATCTTTTTCAAAATGTGCATATGGTATCACACAGATTCTATCTGTTATATTGTTAGCACTAGCCCAATTTTGATACTGTTCTTCAGCTAACAAATTGCCAGTAACATATATCAATGCGCGAGGATTAATGTCATATTTTAGACATTCTTTATGAAAGTATTCCCAAAGCCATAGCGTTTGATATCCTTCGTGACTTTGATCTAACAATAGCATAGCCTGCCTACACCTAAGATCTTTAAGATATCTAGAATTCAAATAACTAAAAATATCTCTTTTACTACCATCATAATTAGTCCAATTGATCGGATGATGTGCTACACCCGATGATATGATATATTTCTTAGGTAAGAACCAACGACGGAATTTAATCTTGCGCATAGAAATTCTAGTAGCAATCGGAGATGGTGTAAATCTCCTAATACCTGATCGATTTAAATCAGCACAAGTAATTAGGTTTCTATTTTCAAAAAAATTTTCAAATACAAATTTCACAGATATCCTCGTTGAACAATAGATTTAAATAATTCTTCTGCTATTACTGCATGACCTTTACGAGTAGGGTGGGCACAATTTGTAATATACGTCCCAGGTATAGGCAACGAAGTATAGTAAGGGAACCATCTGCCTTTGGCTATCTCACGATCTTGCCCTTCTAATACGCTCAGCATCTCTATAACTGTTGTATATCCTTGTGGGTATAACATTAATTCCCAATCAAACTGTTCTATTACGCGATCATGATAGGTTTTAATAAATGGTAGAATACGTGGGTACACTTTAGACATCCATTCCTTGGTCACTCGCATGTCAAATGCACTGGTCACTATCAGTTTATAATTATTTGCACGGCAATAAGTCTGTATATCTAATAAATTAATCAGCAATTCCGTAGCGATAAACTGTTCCGAATATATCTGATTAGCATAACATTCCCATAACTTCTTATTGGTACTATTCGGATCTTGCGGATTCGGCCACATACTGTAGAAATGATGTTCTTGACTTTGTTCTTTAATTGCAAAATCAAATCTCTCTAAACCACTGAGCATGTATATTACAATAACTTCACTGGCTAAATCTAATCTTATCTGTGGATTTAGATACAGTTCTTTTATAGCACTTCTATTGCCTGTGCCAGCATGCCCTAGATTAACAGGCACCCACCCAGGCATATGGTTATCACAAAGTTGTTTAACCCAGCTACCTTGGTATTGTTCTTTTATTAGTTTGAGATCTTGAGTATGTACATCTATTTTCCCATTATGCTTGGTCCAGGTTTCGTCAGAATACGCACCAACGCCTTGGGCAAAGCTATCACCTAACCCTACTATCAATTTATCACCTTTAAGAATCTTAGGTTTAGCAAACTTATACATCTTTACAATCCTTGTAAAATTCTGCTAATGCTGGGAATGTTGATGCGAAATCTACATCTCGTCTACGATCATATTCTGTAAACCAATTATAAAAATCTCGTCGGCCTTCGACTAACTTATCATCAGAATAAAATGTAGTTTCCATATATTTGACTATGCTGTCAAATTTAGAGATTTCTAATTTAGAAAAACTCGTCCTATAGAATAGACAGTGATTATCTTGCATATAGCTTAATGCATCATAAACATAAGGTAAAAAGAATTCCTTAGGTAGTATATTAATATCATATTGTAATGGATATATCAGATAAGCAACATCAAATCTAACACGTTGCCATTCGGTTTGTCTGATGCCATTGTATTTTGCTCGCCATTCGAGTATTTTTACTAATAGATTTTTAAATGTAGGCACAGCTAAGATGTTATATGTAACCATGATGTCAATGGCTGTTTTTGTTTTAGTCATATAGGTATCTAAATTTTTCTCCCACACTGTGAGATCTAATCCGGTACGTATATATTCTGCTGGTGCTCTCCAAGTATCCATACTTGTAAACAATTTGAACTGTTTAATTTTACCTTCTTTAAGTAATCGATTTACATGATCACAAAGTCTATCTATTAATATGGGCTTGACTCCTAGGTTAGTATTGATGTTAAGTTCGAGATTGGGTTTAGGATTAACATGTAGGTCTTCTAACAGGCGCCATGTTGATTTCTGTAGTAATGGCTCACCACCTGTGATACGTAATACATTTAGTGTCTTACTTACCTCTGGCCACCACTGCCACCATGCGGCAACGTAGGGATTAGTTTCTTCTTCATAGATAGTAAAACTAAGTTCGTTACGATGATTCTTTACTGTAGTATATGGACCGTGATCTACTATTTCTTTATAATATGCTGTGCTATATTTAGGATGACAATATCCGCATTTAAAATTACACTCATTTCCAAATGATATCTCAATATATTCAGGATTAACATTAGCCATCGGGTCCGTGCTAATTTCTTCTAATCTATCTTTTTTATATAGTCTGGCATTACGTTCCATACGTTCACTGGCATGTCCAACATCTTCTATATTCCAACAATATTGACAACCATTGGGTCTTTGCCCATCAATCATTGCTTGTCGTTCTTGTTTCTTTTGTGGAGTATTGTGTAACGTACTAGGAACTGTTAGCCTGTCAACAGGTATTGTATGTGGTGCAGGATGATAGCAACTATGCGTCTGACCTAGTTGTAGATATATGTTTGTCTGATGCCATTTTGCCATACAGAATGTAGGACTGACGGCATCAGTGATTGGAATAATCTTTTTTATTTTAGAATCTGTTAGCATAAGTTTCTTTGAGCCACTCAAAATCATTAATTAGTTTTAAATTGTCTGTTTCTTTCGCCCAAGCAGTTCCTTGGATCGCTCCTGCAATCGCATATTCTCCATAGGGTTTATCTTCGCCCACTGTACACCATATGTTTAATCGTTCCTCAGTTTCTTTACTAACCTGATTGCGTATTACTTGACTACTAAGTTTAGCGCATTCACGAAATGCCGACTTCCATGTATTAAAAGGATCTGTATTAAAATTTGTCGTGCTAGCTATTTGTTCAACAGCAGTAAAGTAATTGCCTATACTAGTAGTCATATCTACGGTGCTGGTATCCATACTAATAGTCTTATCTCGCGGTAATAGTTTTATACCACCGTAGCCATAGGTTAATCCATTGATGGGATTTTGTGATTGGTATACATAGACTGATTCTTCAGGTTTCCATAATCCCATTGGATCTGCAAATGTGAACGAATCTAGTACTGTGCTGTCACCATCCACGACCCAAAACATTTTAGTCATAACTCTGTGAGCCGCAGCAATATGCGCCTGATGTATTCCTTTAACTCCGTGTACTCTACGGGCGATAGGAAAACGTTCCTTTAACTTAGTCCAATTGGCATCAGCATTGGGTTCATTATAACTCAGGAATATGATATCAAACATTGTTTCTCTTCATCACCCAAGTTACTTGTTCTACCGCTTGCCGATATTGATCAGCAAAGGTATCTACAACAAATTGACTGGCTACAGGATCTAATATCGGTACAATCAAATTTTTCTTAGATCCAATTTGATCACTATATAACTGTATAGTATCCAATGGATCTACAGTTTGTACTTCTTTCCATATCTGTTCAAGACAATCAAAGTCACGTACTTCTGTATAATCCCATTCAGTACAATTCGTTTTATAATATCCATGTCTGGCTCCAAGTATTGACCATAGACCGTTGTCTGCATGTTGACCTACACTCATCCATATTTTTAATCTATATAGGTTATGCCAATGCATCTGATCAGCAACTAATCGTCCGTTAAACAAACTCATCTTGACGCCTTCGCGGAATCCAGCACGCCAGGCCTGATATGGGCTAGTATTAGGATACGATGTACTGTATGTTTCGTACATTGGTCGATATCCTTGTTCCCAACAAAAGTCAACTTGAGCTTGTTCGCCGTCTGCATCTTCATGTGTTCGCATAGACAGTACAAAATCTCTGCGCCAGACTTTTAGACTACCGTTTCCATAACGTAAGCCATTAACAGCGTTTACTCCGGGCCAACTAACAGCATTGGTATCCTCAGGTATTTCAATTGATAAGTTAAAGAATCCAGGATCTACTATGTTGTCAGCATCTACAGTAATAAACCATTCAGTATCGCTAAGTTTTGCGGCTGCTTTATGACAAGCATCGCTACCCTTGACTCCATGACTGCGTTTAGCCCACATGCACTTATCTAATAAGTCTACCCAATTTTTTTCAGCATTAGGTTCATCGTAACTGATAAAAATGCAGTCAAGCTCTGCTATGTTTAATTTCATGATAATACTCTAACACCATATAATTGTTCAAAACGATCAGCATCATTACGATCATTGACCATGGGCTCACCACGTATGTTTAGGCTAGTATTTAATAGCATAGGACAGCCTGTCCAAATAAACCACTGTTCTAATAGTTGTCTGATCCCTGACTTACAGTCCTTGCCCACAGTCTGCACCCGGCTAGTTCTGTCAGCATGAACGATAGCTGGATACTGGTCTGGATATCGACAATAAGCCACGGCCTGCATATATGGGCTGATTTTAAATCCTTTAGGCATATCAAAATATTCATCTACGCATTCTTCTAATATCACAGGAGCAAATGGACGGAATTCTTGGCGGCGTTTAATTTGATTAACTTTGTCTTTAATATCAGCATCACGTGGGTCTGCTAATAAACTTCGATTGCCTAAAGCACGTGGACCAAACTCTGCACGACCATTGGCGACCCCAACTATCTTGTTAGTCATCAATTCACTTAACAGATCCTTAACAGGATATCTACCTGATATATTTGTACCTAAGTAAGGACCTTGCCAATCTAATCGACGGCCGTATGCCAGAGCTGCTGCTCCTAGACTACTACCACAATCACCAGGGTTAGGCATGATCCATATCTTGTCAAAGTATGGACCTAATAGGTCGTTGGCTTTACAATTAAGTGCAACACCGCCCATGTAAACTAAATTACGACTTTGCCCAATCTTTTCAGCACGCAACATGATATGATGCAGGCATTGCTCTAGGGTATATTGTGCGCTAGCGGCTATTTCAAAATCGGTCATGTCGGGACGATATTCGTCGCAGCCAAGATGCAAGTTCTGTCGGAAATTTATATCATGTGCATCATGTAAAAAGTCACCGTACATATTAGCATCATACATGGCATAGGCAGCCATGCCCATCAAGATGTATTCTTCATCTGAGGGTTTAAGTCCAGCACGTTTAGTCATAGCACTATAAAATAATCCTACGCTGTGTGGGTATTTTTGGCTCCATAGTTTTTTATACTGGGCTTGCCCATCGATATATTCAGCGTCCCATATACTAACAGTATCCCATTCACCTATGGCATCAATAACCACTACGGTGGCATGTTCAAAAGGACTTGTTTGGAATCCCGCAGCTGCGTGTGACATATGGTGTCCGTAGTATTCAATTTTTGGCACAGGACCCCAGGGCCAAATAGACTTTAATTCATCTAATACTGTCCATTTATTAAACACTTCATTATATTGTCCAGCATATAGTTGACGAGTTTTCTTTAACCAAGGACGTTCATAATAAGCAACACAATCCGGCAATCCGCCAACACGAACTGCTTCAGTGATTATTTCTTTATTTAAATGTCCGTCGTTTTTTATTTTACTATAACGTTCAGCATGAGCGGCAAACACAATCTTGTCATCATTGATAAGAGTTATGCCTGCATCATGTGATCCTGTGCTTATGCCAAGTATTTTCATTTATAGATAAATGGATCTCGTTGTTGAAGTTTTTTTAATCTACGTTTCATTTTATAATTGCGCCATGGCCAACTTAAAAAATTAATGATCTTTGATATATATTTCATAATATTCCTTTATGTGTTTGATCTATTTCTTTAATTAAATAATCAGCTATCAGTTGATGACCTTGTTCTAAAGGATGTCCTCCGGGCGCCATTTCACACCCTTTGTATATATTTCTTAAATTGGTTGGTATGATGTATTGTTTATCTAATAATGTTTCCATATGATAATAACTGTTAGGTAATTTAGGAACAGAAGCAAAAGATTCAATGAATAGATAAGGAATTAGCAACTGTTTTAAAAAACTCTGCATACTTAATTTTATTATTACTGTACGTAATGCATCATCATCGTCTACAGAATATTTTGTAAAATATAATGTATCAAATTCATCAGCGATTAGATTAAATTTTCCACCTGGAAAATTTATGTTTCTGTACATATTTTTCTTTATGTCAAATATCTCTCGTCGATGTGGTTGGGTCCATGGTATAATTACCATTGGAGTTAATCCTTGTTGTAATAGTTTAGGCAATTCTATAAAAGTTTTTCTTTGTATTCTATCATTGCTGCCTGCAGGCTTAGAAAAATTATACACAGGAATGTTATAGTGTTTACCTAACAATCCAGCAAAGTTTTTTTGTTGGCGGATAGATTCGTTGAGTTCTTCACCATAGGTAAAACTACAGCCACAGAAAAATAAACAATCTATCATCTTGTAGCCCACACACTGATTCTTTTGTTTGTTATCAAAGGCAACGTTAAAGATTTATCGTTGCTTAATTTTAATAAATCAAATTGAAATTTAGTTATTAGTGCAATATCACGATATTCTGTTATTACTAGGAAAAAATTGTTATTTTCAGACTGTACAGAACTATAAAATTTTTGTTGGTTTTCCGGAAGTAAACTATCAATATCAAAGGTTAATATTAATTGATTATTTTTATGAGTGTATTGGATATTTAAAAGATCAATTAATATAGTACGATAGCTTAAATCTTGTACTACATTGTCAGGTAGTGCGACTCTATGACTGACTATCTCTGTCAATCGATATTTTAATTCTGCATGTTCTTTATCTGTGATATGCACAAAGTAATCCTGCATATGGCCAGTCCCTGTCATAACATGTGCTCCATGTCTTTCATTTATCTGTGCCGATGCATATCCGTCGGGAATATCAATAAAAGGTGTACCACTGATACTTTTAGGTATCAAAGTTATTTTATCATATAATGCGTAATAGTCTTGACTCACAATGCAGCCTCTAATATTTTAATTACATCATTGGTAATTAATTCTTTCTTAACGTAGTGTAATAAATCTGTCTGTTGCCAAACACCTAATTTAATTTGTCCGTGTACATTTAATAAGAATCTTAATTTGTCATTCCAGTCAGTAACATAAACGTCTTTAAATTGTTGTACTGCTGGTTTCATATGGGTGATACGTGGCCAATCCCACTGTGGGAATACTGCTTGATCTTCTATATCTAATATAGCCAAAGACATAGCAAACGCTTCATCTGTTGGAATAGTTGCTAGCCCACTGGTAGGTATCAATCGATCAATAAATTCTTCAGGATAGTCTGTAATCATTTTAACTTGATCAAAAAACTCTTGTGCCATTTTAGATTTTTTAAAATAGGTCCAAGCACTATATACATCAGGCCATTGGTTATCGGCAAATATTTTTCTATAATGTCCGTAATGGAATCTTTGTCTGCGATAATTTTGCGAGCAACTAGCAATAAACAAGTCTAGATCTGATACTAAATCCCAATAATAATCCATTGGTTGTAAGAATAACATATCGCTATCTAACAGCACAGTTTCATCATAAGGACTGAGATCATACGCTCGCGATCTTGCATCCATTCCAGATAACATTCCACTTGGAATTATGTTATCAAATATGTCTGTATTAAAATACCCACGATTATTAGTTATAACGCTAACATTATTGTAACCGTGGGGTTGTGTGATTTTGATAGTCAATGCACAAGCATAGGCTAAACGACAATAGCTGACTTGTTCTGTTTCTAACGCAAATAATAAATAACCCTTAGTCATTGGATAACTCCAGCAGACTATCTAAATTTGCTAACAAATCTCTTTTGTTTAACACGTGCAAATCCTGGCCGTGGCATTTAATCAATTGATATGCTTCGCTGTGATTACGATTCTTTGTTAAGAAAACTATATCCCCAATTGGTTTAATATCTACTATCTTCTCAGCATCGCTAAAGAATAATGGTGCGCTTAATGTCCCATGCCATGGATCTACTCCATGTGCTCCTATTATATGTAATGCTATGCTAAACGCAAAATCATTACGGTATTGTTTAGGGTCAAATTCGTACAATTCTGCAAAATATCCATATTCCTCTTTGATATATTTTACCAGATCAAATAATATCTTAGTGTTGGAATTTTTAGTAAACATAATATTGGTGGCCCACAATAGATCAATTGTATAGTCACCCACTTTCTGTTCTTTTAACTCTGACTGTAGATCAATCATGCGAGGGCAAATAAGGAAGTCATGGGGATCGTTCCAATATTGATTTAATGTTTCGCTGAATATTAAAAAATCACTGTCGATGATTAGCGTACGATCATATGGGGTTACTTCCCAGGCTAGTTCTCTGCCACCATTGAAGAAATCAACCAGCTCTCGTGACGCATAATCTTGCGCCGCAATATATCGTTTGTTGTTTTGTGGTTTATTGATTTTGATTATCTTGTCAAAAGGCAATTTATTAAATTTTTTTTGAATATTAGCGATAGTTGTATCATCACTAACAATACTAACAGGCACTTTAAGATATTTTTTAACTAGTCTTGCAGCCAGTACCGCCTGAGACCCATATTCAATTTCACTATCATGAGCAAATACTAAACACCCCCGAGTCATAATCCTACCACAGTCTTGACTGATCTTTTCTTTCTAAGATCTTCAAAATCTACACGATATTGATTAACAGCTCGGAAATATGTATTGCGGACTTCTTTTTGGAATGATGTTGGATTTTGTATCACTATTGGTGTAAAATTATCATCCAGTATAGTTACACTACCGTCATCATCTGGGTTGAGCAGTTCCAAAAAAACTACAAAATTTCGATCAATGGTAAATCGTCCGCCGCCATAAATTAATTCAAGATCGCGACGAAGTCTTGCTTGTATACGTTTTTTTTCTAAATATAAAGTGTGTTGTAGATTACCAAAATCTAATGCTCGTTCTAATCTTTCGTCCATAAAAATCCCCAGCGTATCATGTAATTATACAGGAAAATACTGGGGAATGCAAGGTCTTGATAGTATATTATGGTGCAAATGTAGTAGTTGCAGCCCACGCCGATGTTGTAGTAGCAGTTGGATTGGTTCCAGAAAATGCACCACTAGCCGCAGATGCGTAAACATAGTGACCAACCGTTGGACTAACTGTTTGAGTAATACCTCTCGGTACAGATCCATCATAGTATACTACCTGATAGTATATTTTAGCCTGATCATATCTAACATTAGCATCAATCCTTACATAATTTTGACTGTATGTCGGTGATCCAGTACCACCAGTCTGATTTTCTAAGTGGAAAACTCTGGTAGCTGTATTAGCTGAGGTATTATTAAGTGGTAAGGTCGGACTAACTTGTCCAGGAACCAAACTTGCTAGAGATGTTGCATTGAAAACATATCCAGTCGCGTCCAACATAGCATTCCATTGGACATCTTGTGCTAATGCAGTTAATCCAGATTTGATACCTTGTATGTTTACATTACCACCTTGATTGAAATAATATTGCATGGCTGCCGCAGATGTGAATGTTAATACTCCGCTGGTAATAATACCAGCATTGGCACTGCCCCAGGCAGAAGCATAGGTGTTAGTTATTAAAGTTGATTTGGTAAACTGTCCTGCTGCCACTGAAGTCCTATTAGTAATATAGGTATTCATAAACGTATCTAAGGTGTTTAGATCTGCGGCTGTTATGGTTTTACCAATGGTTTCATAACTCGCACTATATCCAGAAAAGCTAGCATTGGTTTGGTGTATGGCGATTTTATTTACATCATCAGCTAGTAACTGCCATTGGCTAGCGGTGATTACCGCTGATGCTGAGACTGCCGATGATGTAACTGTTTGGTTGTACCCATAGCTGTTGGCGTTCAGACCTGCATTCCATGTTACCCCAGTACCAGGACCAAAAGGACTACCACTACCAAGAACTTCAACTACTTTGGTCTGGACTGCATTATAGTCTGCACCATAAATTATACCGCCTGTTGC